TGCCTGCCAAGCAACGGCCCATGTCAACCCGCTGTCTTCGCTAACCCAGACGGTTGCCAATGCTCCGGCTGTCCCTGGGTCGCGGTACGAGCCCATAGCGATTCGGTTGCCGCAGACACCGACGCCGCTTAGTGAGTCTATACTACCCAGGTTTGTCGAATGAACGAGCGTCCAATTTGCGCCGGCGTCTGCTGTGCGGTAGACGCGGCTCGTGTCTGGATTCTCTCCACCGCAGGCCGTCGTCTTCCGTAGCCACAAAATCCAAATATCCGCCGTAATTGCCTCAATCTGGACTATGCCCGTCGCCGATGCCATGTCGTAATATGACTTCATCGGCTCGACGGCACCAACATTGACCGTGGTCCAGTTTACTGCATCAGTCGAATAATCGAAGAACAGGCCTGTCTCGTTGATGGGTGTTCGGCGAAACGCAATCCCGCTCTTCGCCGAATACAACCACGGAGCAGTGCCGCCACATGCGGTGGCGTTGACCTCAGTCAGCGTCACAGGCGGGACGGTACAAATCGCCTGAAACTCTGGTTGGCAATCGTGCAGCAGTTCGAGCGCAGTGCCGTTGTCGGCGAATTTGCTATCGTTGCGCAGAGTGATAATGTCGGCGACTGTGTTCATTCCCATCTACCTTTCCGCGTGATTCTGTCGGTCGTCTAGCCAGCCACTACGCCGTTCTCGCCCCGTACCGCTTTGGCCGATGCCTTGCAAACAGCAGGAGCCATTCGCCTTCCGTCTCGCCGACCACTCGCTGAAAACTCCAAGCCACCGAATCGCCCGGGCGCAAGTACGTGTCGCCGTCGCCAGGGCTCGCAACTCCGCCGCGCGGGCACGTCGGATTCTTGCAAATGCTCACGTGCAATTCTTCCTGGTCTCGCTCGACAACTTCGTCTTGTGATTCATCCAACTCCCGTAGCGAACAGGTTGCCGACACAGCGACA